GGGGTCAGGAGTGGGCGGACGTCTGGGTGGGAGAGCAGCTTCAACGCGCGCTCGGGTTTGATCCGGGCCGCGCGAGCTGCGGCATCGAAGTCGGAGCCAGCGGCGACGAGACGCAGGAACTCGCAGCGACGGCGTTCGGACTCGGCCGCGCGTGGTCTGCCCGTGTCGGCCATGACGGTCACTTCGGATCTGAGACTCGCGCGGCGACACGCGAGACGGTCGCGACACTCAGGTCTAGCCGGTCAGCAATCTGCTGATTCGTCTCGCCAGCGAGTACGCCTTCGCGCACCAGGCGCTCGCGCTCGGGCTTTGCCATCCAGCGTCCCGGGCGTGCGGCTAGATCGCGTGTGACGCGCATCCGCCGCTCGAGGCAATCAGCCGTGTCCCGGTAAGCCGCGTTTCGCTCGTTGTGACGCTCCAAATACGCGATCGCGTTCCGCAGAGCTTCCGGCGAGTCCTTCAAGAAGCCCAACGCCGAGTTGCAGCTATCGCAGAGCAGGCCCCGAACGAGGCTCTCCTCGCTGTGCTCGTGGTCGAGAACGAGGCGCCGCGTCATGTCATGGCAGATCGCGCAGCGCCCCTTCTGAACTTGCGAGAAGTGGCGCCGCGCGACGGCCGAGTCCCGTCCGTAGACGAACAGATCGGTCACCGTGTCACCTCCGGGGCACCTGAGCGCGTTCACAAAACGCGGGTAGCCCAAGGACGTTCAATTGGCGCGCAAAGGTACTTCGCAGCGCGCACCCGCAAGGATCGCAGCGGCATCGGACGGACTCATGCGGCCTTGCCCGCGATCTTGTTCACCTGCGAAATCGAGAGCCCGAACGACGCCGAGACGTGCGCGGTCGGTGCGCCCCCGTCGATAGCCGACCGGATCGCAGCATCTCGGCGGCTCAGTGCCGCTCCACCGGCCGCCCGTCCGTTCGGTGGCGGGCTCACGACCGGCGACGGCGCGGCGGGGGCGCGGAGCGGGTCGGGCAACCGGGCGTCGAGGAAGTCCAAGCCTGCGTTGCTGTAGGCGCTCAAGCCGGGCCAGGACAGGTGAAGTTGCTCCAACGCGAGGTCTAGGGCCTTGAGGTGGTAGTCGCGGTAGAGGCGGGCACGGGCGCGTTCCCACGGCCACGGGTCGCGGTCAGCCTCTGCCGCCTCGTCGACGTCGCGCGCTGGCCGCGTCTGCCGCCCGAGCGCCACGATCTGCCTGTCCCGCGCCGCTTCGGCCTCGCGGCGATCCGGGGTGATGCCGTACGGCTGGATCTTGTCGACGGCGTACGGGTCGCGCTCGCGCAGCACTTCGACCTCGCCGCGACCGCCGCAGCCCGCGCATCCGAACGATTCCACCCCTTCACAGACGGGGCAAACCTGCGGGGCGCGGGTCCGATGCACGAACCCGGTGGAGGCTCCGAAGAACCGACGATGCACGTCCGGGAAGCCCTCGAACCTCACATCGAGCAACCGCACGATCTGGGCGCGGCGCCCCATCAGGCCCCCACCCAACCCCGAGAACCCGTACAGACCCCTAGCTGCTGAGCCCAGCGGTCTGTAGGGCAAAGGTCTAGTGGTACTACCCCACCCGTCTCTGAGTCGGTCATCCTCCAACCTCTATCCGCTCGCGGCCGTGGACGTCGACGAGGTGCTCATCGAGCTGCTGCTGCGTGGTCTTGTGGAGTCCGCAGTACGAGACGGGGCAGACGAAGCGTTGCTCGTGGGGTGTGGGGTTGAGTGCTGCGACCTGGCGCTTTACCTCCGTGAGTCGTGCCTGGAATCCGGTCAGGTCGTACTGCAAGCGCGTCAGTTCGTGGACGAGATCGGTCACTGCGTGTCTTCCTTTCGTGTCTCGCAATCCTGAGGCTGTTCGTCAGCGTCACGCGCGCTCGACGTCTCTTGAGACGTAACAGCCTTAGGGTCTTTAAACGGGACGGGACGGAGACGCCCGCGCGCACCTACACGTGAGAGACGATTCCGTAACGGTGCGCGTAACGCCATCACGCCAGCGAATCCGTTACGAGTTTGGCCACGTCACCGTTACGCGACGCCCGCCATTTCGCCTGACGATCGGCCCCGCTCGGGTCCTTCGGAGCGTAGGTTGCCCAGTCATGGATGACCTGTGATTCTCCGTGCGCGTCGAGCAGTCCGAGCGTGGCGTAACGCGCCACCATCGCCGCGGTGAGCCCGTTGACAGCGGCGATGGTCGCTGCGTCCACCGTGGGGTCTCGGTAGCGCGCGCAGTAGCACAGCACCTTCACCCAGGCGCGAAACTCCTTGTCCGTGAGGACGCCGATCTTCGGGTGGTCGGCGAACCCGTCATCAATGCGAAGCCAGCTCACTACGCCACAGACCCGCCGAGCTTGATGACCGTCTGTCGGGTCACTGTGACCTTGATCGGCTTCCACGAACGTGACGGAATGGCGACGTAGGTGCCGGGGTTCTCATCGGCGATGCTGAGCCGGATCGCGGCCTCAGCGCTCGCCGCTCGGCAGGACTCGTTGTGGAGGATCCAGCCGGGCGCACGAGGCTCGGTCGGGTCGAGCTCGCGGAGAACGACGTAGATCGTCTTGGCCGTCTTCTTGGCGGGTGCTGCGGGTGCGGGCGTGCTCATGCTGTGTTCCCTTTGTTGTTGGTCGCTCACGACTTGCCCCAGATGAAGAACCAGTGGCCGAGCCGAAGCGCGTGCGAGCGGACGAACCATGCGCGATTGCTCATCCGGTGGAAGTCGAGCCGACCGACGCTCCAACCGTCGCGCCACCGTTCTCCATGCGTAACCGTCACGCCGAGATAGCGTCTCCAGACGTACCGGTGAGGGTTGGCGCTCATGCGTTGTCCTTTCGTGTTGCGTAGGGGGCGTGTTCAGCGTGAAAAGTTCCGAGGGCGTGGCTGCCGAAGAAGGCGTCCTTGAGCGTGACCCGCTTGCCGCACGTGGGGCAGAGCACCGGCGGGACCTGCCACTCAGCCCACTTGTGCTCGGACGCCTGCGCGTAGGTCTTCCCGGCCGCTCTCACGCTGCACGCTCCAACGCAAGCAACTCGTCCAGGCGCACTTCCGCTTCTTCGCGCGTCAGATCCTCACCGAGGTAGACGTGGGCGTAGTAGCCCGCGACGTACGGCCGGAACCACTCCGAATGCTCCCACGGCCAGACGCGCTCCATGAGCACGACGCGCTGCACGCGGAGGTGGCAGCGTTGGCAGAGCGAGACGAGGTTCCACCATCGACAGTCGGCCTTGACGCCGTTCAGGTGATGCACCGTGAGGACGCGCCAGACGGCGTAAACCTCGTTAGCAATCGACGCGTCCGGCCCGTCGTAGTCGCCCCAGCCCGTGCGCGGCGTCCAGTAGATGACCGGACCGCCGTGCCTGCACTCGTCGTCGCAACGCGAGACCTGCACATACTCCCCTGTTGAGGGAAGGATGCGCTGATGCCCGGCGGTCGACGTGACGTTGCCCTCGTGCTTGATGAAGTACGGGTGATGACAGCGGATGCATCGGTGGCCCGCCTGCGCTCGCACCTCGTGCTTGATCGTCTCGTGCCAGACAAGCGGGTAGCCGTCCTTGCCGCACTCCTCCAGTGAGTAGACCCGGAAGGGGCTGGCTGCGGTCGTGGGACGGGCCGGGACAGGACGCTCAGCCACGGGGAACCATTCCTCCGTTGTCAAGCTCCTCGACCCAGGCGACCGCGACAGCCGCCGTCTGGAGTAGCTCCGCGCGCAAGCCCACCATGTCGCGTTCTAGCCATGCCTTGCAGCACTCGCCGAACTCCTCACCGAGCACCGCGGCATACGTGTGGTCGTCGCGGCGCTCGAAGCCGGGAACGCCGCCCCACTTTGCGTCCTGGCGCTCTCGCTCAATGACGACTTCGAGCAGGATGCCCGTCCGACCGAACGCCACGTCCACGTCCATCGGCACATAGCGCCTCCGCCGTCCGGCCGCTCTCACGCCGCCTCATCTCCCAACGGCTGCTGTGGACGCACATCAGCGCTACGATGTCGCCAATCCGTGATTGCGGAGGTGGAACGGGAAACCGTTTGCGGATGGCCCACTTCGGTGGGCCGTTCCGTTAACGGCTGCTGCGGGGCCACGAGAGCCAGCACACGCCCCTCCGTAGCCTCCGGCGTCGCATGACAGGCCGAGCACCGATACCAGCCCTCACGCGGGGCCTCAGCACCGTTGCACAAGTCGATCGAGACCCAGTCTCGGCAGGTTCGGCACTGACGACGGACCGTGAGCCTGAACGGCGACGGGAAGCTGCCCGTGACAACGTTGGAGGGCGCAGAGCGCCCCGTGTCAAAGGCGACGCGAAGCGTGGTTCGCAGCCCGTTCACAGTCGACCCTTTCGGATGCCGTGGAAACGCTCGGCGGACAACCCACGTCGGGCCGCCCTCTTCCAGCGCCGAACGGCGACTAGGGACTGGATCGCGACGCGGCGGCCGAACTTGCTGCGCACTTCGCGGTAATGCCGCAGCGTAGTTTTATGCCCCACGTCGCAACTCCCACGTCATCCACGGCGCGGTTGTTCGGCACGACGGGCACAGATGCATCGAGGCGGGGCGCAGGACGTCGCCGTAGCTCTCCCGGCACGCGCAGAACCAGTCCTCGTGTGGACCGATCCATTCCGGGTTCGGTACGACCTTGAAAGGTGAGGCCCCTGTTTGCCCAGCCGGGCCTCCCTGCGCTGCCCCGGTGACGGGGTCTTGCTGTGGCGCGTCCTCTAGCGGGAGCAACACATAATCCCGCCACTCCGAATACTTGCGGAACAGGTCATCGTCATCAACCCACTTGCGCGGAGCACTACCAAGCGCGCCAGCAAGAACCGCGATTTCGGCGCAGAGAGAGAACACTTCCGCCTCCAAAACGGCCCGCTCGCAATAGTCCTCAACGAGTAGGTGCGCGGCTTCGATGATTGGCTGACAGCGGGCCGAGAACAGCGATTCGTGTGCCTTTGACACAGGCGACTGCGAAGCGGTCGACTCCGGAATCTCAGACATCTAGACCTCCTCGTACGGGTTGGGGAAGGCGACGAGGGTCAAGGCGTAGACCTCGGAGGCTGCGGGGCAGCCCGTGTGAGAGCGGCCCGCGCTTCTTCGGCGGTGAAGCCGCAAGCCAAGCAGTACAGATCGTCGGGGTAGCCGAGCGCACCACAATGCAGACACTCCGCCCTTGACACAGGTGACTGCGAAGCGGTCGCCTCCCCAATCTGCCTCACGTCGCTCACGCGGCAGTCCTCTGGCGGCGACGAGCGCGGGCGATCGCTTGGGAGAGCGACTGTTGACGCGCATCCTCGTTCTCATGGAAGCGGCGCGGCTCCGTGCAAGCCTTGGAAGCCTCGTGAATCAGCGGCTCCAGGACTTCTTCTAACTGACGGACACGAGCCTCAGCCGCCTCCGCGAGAGCATGCTCACGGAGCACATCCGCAGCCAACGCGTCGAGGCCCGCGACATCGTGCTCGGAGTCGTCGCGAAGTGCCACGATCGTCTCCATCGCATCGTCACGTTCACGTTCAGCCTGCCAGAACTTAGACGCCCACGCTTCAGCATCGCGGATCGCTTCGTCTTGTTCGGCTTCGAGCCTGGCGAGAGCAGCAAGCGCGTCCTGTTCGGCCGTGCTGTTCCGGATCAGGCGAAGCGCATACTTGATCGCGGCCGTGTCGCTCACGCCGCCGCCTTTGACACGGGCCGCCCTGCGGCCTCCTGAATCTTCCCGATTAGGTTCGGGAACCTCCGGCAACGCAGCCACCCGTCTCGCGGCCTGCGGTGCGTGCAGTGCGCAAAGGAAACCGTCCAGGAGGCGGTCGCGGTAGCACCCGTTGATCCAGCACGATTCCCCGAAGGGGCGGGGCGGGTGCTCGTCGAGGAGTAGGGCGCTCACGCTGTAGCCCGATGCTTCCGTGTCTCGAACCGCGACCGGCACGCCTTGCATCCTGGGTTCCGCACATCCAAAGGGCAGCCGCACGCGCCACACGACGTCTTGTCTCGGGGGGCACGCACGACCGGGAGCGGGCAGCCGTGGTCGGCGCGTGCACACTCGGTCGAGCAGTACGGGTCCGAGTATTGGACGGCGATCTCGGGGAGCGGCTTGGAGCAGACAGCGCACAGAGGAGCGATCACGCGGCAGGCTCCGCGAGAAGGGAGAGCTGCGCCATGCGTGCGGCGATGAGTCGCCCATACGCGGGCCGTAGTTCGATGCCGATGCAGCGCCGGTCGAGTCGGCGCGCTTCAAGCAAAGTCGTCCCGGAGCCAGCGAACGGGTCGATGACGAGGCCCTCGGCAGGGCAACCCGCAAGGATGCACGTTCGGGCCAGCTTCTTCGGGAACGCCGCGAAGTGGGGCGCGAGCTTGTGCCCGGTTGCCGTCTCGTGATTCTCGGCCGAGACCGAACGATCGAAGACGGCGTCACAGTCGATGCACGCGGCCCATGTGTTCGGCTCGGTCGGAATCTCCCATACTGAGCGGAGGTTCCGGTCGGGAGCGACGTCGCCGTTCGCGATCGACTCGTCCCAGCGAGCATTGAAGCCCACGACCGTCCGCGAGGCGCTGCCGGGTGCGTGCTCCGCGAGCAGCTCCTGCTTCCCGCGTGGCTTGATAAACGATGCTCGACCGGGGTTGTTCTTCGGGGTCGTCTGATCGCCCCAGCGTTCCCACTTCGCTGGCTCCTTCACGGCCGCGGCGTCGTAGGTGTACCGGGAGTTCTTCGTCAGAAGGAAGACGTGCTCATGCGCGAGCGAGGGCCGGTCGGTTGCGCTTTCCGGCAGCGCGTTCGGCTTTGACCAGATGTTGTCCTGACGCACCCACCACCCGTCCGTCTGGAGCGCGAGAGCCACGCGGGCGGGCATTAGGAGCAGGTTCTTCTCGGGCACGTCGTAGCGCATCCGCGACGTCGCCATAGACGCTTCCTGGGCTACCTGAATCTTTCGTGCGCGGCCGCCCGGCTTCGTCAGCGTCGACGAGTCCCAGCCGGTGCCGCTGTTCTGCTTGGTCGAGTACGAGTCGCCCAGGTTGAGCCAGACGGTCCCGGTCGGCTTAAGTACGCGGCGCACTTCCGCGAATACCGACACGAGGCTCGCCACGTATGCCGCCGGCGACTCCTCCGCGCCCATCTGGCCCGCAACGCCATAGTCCCTCAGCGCGTAGTACGGCGGGGACGTGACGACGCAGTCAACACTGTCAGCGTCGAGCGTGCCGAGGGCCTCGCGCGCATCGCCCACGAGAAGCGTGAAGTCAGCGTCCTGGACGAACGGGGTCACGCGCTCACCTGAGATGACAGGCCCCGGCAGTAGTCGCAGTCGCACACGATCGGCGGCATCGGCTCGAACGGGGCGGAGCCGGGCAGCCTGCCCACGAGCTTCCACAGCCACGTCAGCGGGTACGCGTACCACGGCGGTGGGTTCGGCTCATCCGGGTAGGCCGTCCATCCCGCGAACGGCAGGAGCGCCCACCACAGGCGAGCGGCGAGTCGAGTGCTGCGCGGTGTCACGCCGTCACCGCAGCCCGCACGCCCGCGAAGTCGTCGGCCAGGCGCCCCACCCCTGCCGGAGCCAGCCGCGCCACCCGACAAGCATCTGCACCGCGACGGGCCAACGACCGGCAGGCCCGTACCGCGCCAGAAACTCCGGCCCATACGTGCGCTGGAAGGTGGAGTCCATCTGGAGCCCACCGCCGTAGCCGTAGTTCGAGGCGTCCCAGCCTGCTTCGCCGTTCCCGTACGTCTTCCAGGTGCGCCAGTAGCCGTGCCCCCAGAGCACGTAGCCCGGCGGGCCACCCTGTCGATGCGCCGTGTAGTGCCAGCCCGAGTGGACGCAGAGCATCGCCTCGACGAACGAGACCGGCGGCATGGGTGCCGACCGGGCTACCGGGGCGAGAACGATTGCGAGCGTTATGACGAAGCAGGCGCTTAGGCATCTGATTTCTCGGCTCTCCTTGAAGGGGACACGGCCTCGCCCTCACGGGGGCGGCGATCGAAGATCAAGAGACAGCAGCCGAACGGCGCAGATGACGCCGACCAGGCGCCGAGGTTGTCGCGCGAACCGAAGTTGATCCGGCGCGGCAGAAACTCGGTCGTGAGTGCGCCGCCTTTGTCGCGGTATGGCTCGATCGAGACCTGCCACCACGGCTGCTCGGTACGGTTCGCAGGTGCAAGCATCACCACGAGATCGCAGCGTCCGGTTCTAGTCTCGTCCCACGCCTTCCGTACCCATGAAGTCATGTCGGAGAAGGGGGGATTGCACCAGACCCGCTCTCCCTTCCAGGACTGCGCTAGTCCGTCGTGCTCGAGCGTGAAGTAGCGCGGGCAGAGGTAGTTCTCGTCGGAGGCGGCGACATCGAGTGTGAAGCCGAAGCGGTCGTTCCAGGGAATCCAGAGATTGAGCGGCGTCCAGCGGTCATCGACCGAGTCCTTGCGCGGCTGCTGCGGATGGTTCCGCGCCTTGAAACCAACGAGGCTCACGCGGCCGTCCTCGGTGCCGCCCGGCCGGAAACGTTTTTTACCGTGCTCAGGTCTGTTGACCCTGAAACCCGCCACAACGCCCGCAAACCCATATGGGGAGCCAAGGAAGTCAGGACCCTTTCCCTCCGAGCGCCTTCATCCGCTTCGCGACATCGGCAACCTTCGTATGCACGTACATGTCCGAGGTCGTCTGGATCGACGCGTGGCCCATCAGCAACTGGAGGTCGTCGAGCGCGAGGCCCTGTTGGCGCCATCGGGTCGCGAACGTGTGCCGTGTCGTGTGCGGCTTGCGGTAGCGCACGCCGGCCGTCTGGATGCAGCGTCCCCACCAGCGCACGAACGACGTCTCACCGATCGGCAGGTCACGCCTGGCCTGGCCGCCTCCCGGTCGCGTGGCCCACAGGTGGTCGTCCGGGTCGAGCCCCTCAAGCCAGGTCAGGTCGGTGATCGCCTTTGCGAGGGATGCGCTCATCGGTACGACGCGCTGCCTGCCGCCCTTGGCCCCTTCGATGATGTTGACTTCTTCGGCGTCGAAGTTGAACCGCTTGCGCCGGATGCTCATCGCCTCAGCCTTCCGCAACCCCGCCTCGAAGAGGACCGTCAGCAGGTGCCCGTCAGGCGAGGGGAGCGAGCAGAGGGCGTTCTCTTCCGCGACGGTGAAGATGTCGATGACCGGCTGTGGTGCACGGCGGATGTCGGGGAGGTAGTCCATCGGGTTCACCGGGATCCGCCGCGTCTTCAACGCCCACTTGAACCAGGACGAGTAGGCGGCCATCCGCACAGCCCGACTCTTCTGAGGGAAGCCTTTGAGGATGTGCAGCAGCTCGGCGTCCGTGAACTCCGCGAAGTCCATGTCGGGGTACGCTTCGAGGAGACGCTCGGTCGCCAACTGGTACCTGTAAAGGGTGGCGGGGGCGGTTCCTCCGAGCTCTAGCCAAGACAGCCAGGCCGCCTGTTCCCGCGCTGCCTTGGCATGGGGATGCCGGGAGTCGCGCAGAGGGTCGGACTCTACGCTGCGGGGCCGGTAGCCGCCAAGTGTCGCGAGCGCGCTCACGCTAGGTCTTCCACGGTGCGAGCACGACGTCGCCGGTTCGGAGGATGCGTCCCTGCACTTCGTAGAAGTCACCGGCCGCCTTGACGCGCTGGCCGAGCCGCAGACCCGCGGCGTCCCGTGCGAGCACGAGGCGCGTGCCCTTTTTGCCGCTGAGCAACCGGGAGAGAACTTCGGCGGTCATCCGGCGAGTATCCCGACGATCGCGTAGATCGCTAGCCCGATTGCGGTGCAGAAGACCGCCACGATGATGATGTCGTTCATGCGACTCCTTTTCGTGTCTCGTCGAGACGAGCCAGAGCAGCACGAGCACGGGCGCCTTCCTCGAAGGCCGCCTTTGAGAGCGAGGAGACGCGGACACTGGGACGTTCCCAGTTCTTCTCGTCGGCGTACCAGGCGAGCACGGCGAGAGCCTCCCGGACGGCGGCAGGGACATCGGGCGTCTCGGGGAGACCGGTGAGGGGCGGTGCGTCTAGGTTTGTGCGGCCAGCACGGCGCGTACTGCGGCCATCAGGGACGGCCACCGCTGCTCGGTCTCCCACAGCACCCGCTTGTGGTGCTCCGGGTGCGTCCCCTCGTCCGTGACCGCCTTGTTGAGTGCTTGGAGCGCGTCCTGCAGCTGTTTGGTCATCATGTCCTCCATTATCGGTGACGAGACCGGTGGCGGCTTGCGCCTGGCTGCTCGATGGGGTAGCGCGCAACCTCACGAGAACCTCTGGAGCCTGTCGATCTCTGCCGCGATGAGCGCGCCCGCCTTGACGAGTTCCCGAATCCGTAGATCGCACAGGGTCGGTGCGCCAGGACGGTGTTCGGGCGTTCGCCCGCTAGAAAAAACGCGCTGACGGGTAACGGTGCCGCCCCACGCCCGCACATCGCGGTCACCTTTGAACTCCTCGGCGTTCCACGGCCAGGCGTCCTCGATCTCCACGCGGCGGTTGTTCATCGTGCCGTGATAGGCCGTGTCGGGCATCGCGTAGCAGGCTGCGGCGAGCGCAAGCTCCTCGCCTTCGTGCTCGTCGTCGTGCTCTGGCGTCCAACCTTCCTTGTCGATCTGCCGGTGGCGTTCGGCCGCGATGAGGTCGATACCGCTCACGTCGTCGCCTCAGCGTCTCCGGAGGCCAGCCGATTGACCTCTCGATATAGCCCCGTATTGATCTCGCGCAACGTGTCATTCTCGGCTTCGAGCTGACGGACACGAGCCTCAGCCCTGTCGCGTTCATCGCGGAGGGCGTCACAGAGATGCGACACCGCATCCAGGTCGGCTTCGAGCGAGGCGAGAGCGGCAAGCGCGGCAGACTGGCTCGGATTGCGTGAGAAACCGCCGCCTGTGGAAATGTACTCCCGGATGGTGTCTACGTCGCTCACGCCGCATCCCCGAACGAACCATCGGCCTGCCAGTCGTAGATGCCGGCGCGGACCGTCGCATCCGCAAGCCCAGGGGAAGGAGTGGGCCATGCGACGGTCGCGCCAACCTCGTTGTCCCTCACCTCGTGCGGCCAGGGACGAAACACGAGCAGATACAGCACAAGGAGGCCGAGGCCGATCGCGATCCATGAAATGCCGGGGGTCATCGCTTCCCCTTCGCGGCAGGCTTCTTCAGCGAACCGGGCCGCTTGTACGCACCGTTGGACGCGAGACCGTTGTCGTCGAATGCCTTGCGGCGACGAGCGAGCCGGGCAGCGGATTTCGGACCCTTCACGATTCCCTCCTTGCGCGGTAGTCAGCGAGCACAGTCACGGAGGGGGAAGAGGTTGCGGAGACCCTCGAGGACTCACCCGCGCGTCTTTCCCCCTCCGTGACAGTCCCGCCGAGCCGCGCTATCTGCTCCCCCAAGAACCGATGGAGGAACCGGAAGCCGGAGTCAGGCTCGATGACGCTCCAATCCGTGCGGGCCGTCACGAGTCGAAATCCTGCAACGCAACGGTGATCCCGTCGAGCAGGCGATCGGCCGCATCACTCGTTTCGGTGCGCGGCGTTCCAATCAGAATGACCTCGGGCATCGCGCCTCCTTCGTGGAGCGGTAGTCGTCAAGGACGATGAGCGAGCCGGAAGCAGGGCCGTGCCTCATCTCAGCAGCACGGTCATCGCGAACCCCGTTAGACGGCCATGGCAGGTCTACGGGGGAGACTTCCTGTTCCGGCTCGCTCATCGTCCCGCCGAACTTCTCGGCGTGCGCGTAGGCGAGCTCCCGGATGTAGGCGAGCGGATCCGTGGAGAGCAGCGTCCAGGCCTGCTCGTCGGTGAGATTGGGGAGGCTCACGCGAGCACCGGCTTCCGGATCGGATGCTCGCGCAACCAGCGCAGCCCGTCAGCGGCCTCGTTCGAGCAGCCCCAGCAACGTCCCGCCACCACGCCACCCCGCGTCATCACGCGCTGCTTGTGAACGGGGCAGACGACGATCTCGGGGCCGCAGTCGGGACAGGGTTCGAGCATCCCGGCGGGACCGTCGACGAGCTCGTAGTCATCGCAGCGCGCGCATTTCGCAGCGACGCTCATCGGTCGTACCTCAGCCCATACGCCCGCTCGAAGAAGTCCTCGCCGCCGTTCTCCACCGCGAACGCGTACTCGTCATCAGTGAGGCTTGCGAGGAACGCCTTGATGGTCGGCTGGTTGCGGCGCGTGATGAAGCCGTGGCAGCCGTGGCAGAGCGGCGCGATGTTCTCCGCGACATCGGAGCCGCCCTGGGCGCGGGTGATGATGTGGTGGAGTTCGTTCGGCGGCGGCAGGAGGCAGCAACGGCACGGCCCCTGTTTCGCGTCCGCGATCGCCTGCCATTTCTTCGGCGAGGCGACCTTGCGATGATAGGTGCGCTCCTGGCGCGCGAGTTGCTGTTCCTTGCTGTACGGCTGGCCCGCCATCAGAAGGGTGTCGGCTCGAAGTCGGGGAACGGCTGCTTGCAGCCCTCAGCGATCCACTCGGCCACGTCCGAGCCGATGAACCCGAGCTGCTCCTCATCGTTCGCACCGTCACCGAGCTTCGCCAGAATCTCCGCGCGGGAGGTGCCGGCGGCTACGTCACGCTTTGCGTCGGCTTCGGAGGCGAGGACGTAGATCCGTTCGCGCATCCGGTCGGCTCGGGAGAGCGAGTCGGCGCGCGCAGTCTGGAGGCCGTGAACGTCTCCGCCGGACGACGAGACAGGCTCGGGCGCTGCCGCGTCCTCGACGTCCTGGGTAAAGAGTGCCGACGCCCCGGTGACGGACAGCACCGCATCGACGCGCGCACGCTTGGACGCCATCTTGTCGACCGTGTTGTAGGTGTCCGCGAGATCCGGGTTCGGGATCTTCCCGACCGCCTGGGACGTGATCGCCTGGTCGTCGTCGGCGTACTTGGCGCCGCAGCCGTTCTTCTTCTTGAAGCAGACCCAGCCGCCGCCGTACTCCTGCTTGCCTTTGATGATCGCCTCGACGCCACAGGCGGGGCAGCGCCGGGAGGCGTTCCGGGACGCGTAGCGGCTCTCCCGCGTCGTGCAGAGGCCCTCGCCCGCGCCGAGCCGTGTCCCGGTCGGCTGATGCCAGACAATCGCCTTCGAGATCACCGTCAGGTGGCCGTCGTCGTGCCAGATCTTCTCGTTCTCCAGTTGCACGTCCAACTGGAAGAGCGCGCCCAGCTTCTCCGACCCTGGCTTCAAGAGTGCGGGCTTGTCTGTGCCGGGGATAACGCCGTAGTCGACGCCAGGCACCATCGCAGTGCGCATCGCTTCCTCGATCACCGCGAGCCGAGCGACAAGCTCCCCGGCCTGCACCTGCGGGGTCACCGTCAGGGACGCTCCCTCGATGACAGCCGGGAGGTGGCGCGTTTCCTCGTTCACGATCTCGCCCTCGATCTCGGTTGCGCTCATCAGCCGTCGACCCGGTCGCCGAGCTTGATCGTGTGCGCGCGCTCGACCCATTCCGCCTCGGTCTCGGTCTGTGCGTGCTTCTTGAACGCGACATTCGTGACGGCGCCCTCGAACTCGGCGATGATCTCGCCGTCGGCTGCGATGACGCGCAAGGTGACGTCGTCGCCCATGAACATCTGGTTGCGGATGTCGCCTTTGCCGCTGATGTTGAAGCTAGCCCCGGTGGGGCGTGCGACGTCGCCGCCGATGTCGAAGGTGAGCTGCTGCGGGATCTGGACGGGGACTGCGCTCACGGTGGTCTCCTTCGCTTCGGTGATTACGACGGGGTCTCGACCGGGCACGCTGATGGTCACGCCGAGGTTGAGCCTCTCCATCTCGTCTCTGAACGTGCGCGCGGCGCTTTCCACGCTCATGCGTCTGTCCCTCCGCTCGTGTCTCGGACGGCATAGGTGGGGTCGCGCTGCTCGTCCTCGCGGTCTTGGCGTTCGCGTTCGAGGTCGAGCGCGCGCATCTCGCGCCCCCAGGTCTCGTCCTGCATGAAGCGAGGCTCAAAGGTCGGGCGGCCCTCATCCGGTCGTCCTGATTTACCGCCCGTGGTATCGGCTCTAGTCCGCGACTGCGCAGCCGCGGAGTCCCGGTGGCCATCTCCGGGGGGACCGTGCCAATCCTGTTGCGCGCTCATCCGCTGACCTCGGCCTTGATGGCCTGCCGCAGCAGCCTCTCGCGCTTCAGGAGAAGCGTGAGGCTCGCCGCGAGGCCGTGGGACAGCGCGACCGTGGCTGTGTCGTACGGGCCGCCGCTGACCAGATCCGCCAACCGTGCCGCAACGTCGTTCACGGCGGTCTGCGTTTCCGCGTGCCTGCAGCGGAGCTCGTCGAGATCCATGTCGTTCACGCGGCCCGCCTCTCGCGCTGGTCGCGCAGCAAGTCAGCGGCAGCTTCCCATCCGGCCTCAGCCGCTCCGATGAGGTAGTCGAGCCACATCTTCCCGCCCTTGAATCCTTGCTCCGGCGGGTAGAGAACATTCTCGTTCTCGTTGAAGAAGTCGGACAGAAGAAAGCCGAGAGCCATCCCGACCGGCACCCAATCGCGGGCGCGCAAGTCGAGGCGAAGGTCGTCCGGGTGCTTCTTGCCCTGGACGATGCGGTACTCGACGCCACCGGCCTGCCCAACCGCACCCGCTCGGAACTGGCGCTTCACGCCTCATTCCCCCAGTAGCTCCATTCGGGGTTCAGCCGGCGCTCACGCGCGAACATCTCCAGATAGGGGCCTGAACTCGCCGTCTCGACCAACTCGAAGAACCGAGCGGGCTTCTTCGAGTGGCGCGTCCGCTTCGCCTCGAACCAGTTGCGCTGGTTGCAGTCGACCGTCCGCAAGCCACCGCGCACGCCAAACAGGACGTACTCGGTCGACGACCGGAAGTAGTTGCCCATTCCGATCTGAGGCTTCGCCCAGACGAGCGTCGTCTTGTACTCGAACCCCCACGCATCCATCACGCCGAACGCCTCGCGGAGGAAACCGTTGGTCGTCCAGAGGTAGAGGTGCGCTTCGTCGGCAGCCATCGCGCGGACGTCGAGCGCACACAATTTCTCGATGGACATGGTCGGGTAGTGGTCTTCGGCTGCGCCTCTCGTCGAGGTGTTGCCGTACTGCCAAGGCGGGTCAGCGCAAATCGTCCGGTAGATGCCGTCAGGGAGCGGCGGCATCTCTCCGACCGGCTCGACCTCGGCGTGGGCGGGCAGCGCCTCATTGACGATCGCGTGCCAAGAGCCGAACTGCGTAACGGCGTTACACAGTTCCTTTTCGCTCGCAAATCGCGCGGCGAACTGCATCCGCTTGCCAATCTCCGCGCGGCTCGCCTTCGTCTTCTCGGCCACCGCTACGAGGTAACCGTTCGGCAGACGTCCTTTGCCGTCCCGCGCGCGCAACAACTCGTGCCCGAACTCCCAGCGTGCCCGCAGGCCGCCGTGCTCAGACTCCGAGATCCGCTCCTCCAGATGCGAGAGACGCGCGAAGGACAAATCCATGACAGGTGCGACCGCGCTCATCGGATCAATCTGGGCATGAGGTACGCGGCCATGAGGATCGCGGCACAGAGACCGCCGAGGATCGAGACCCAGAGCATCGCGGCGGTCATCAGAACGCCGATTCCAGGCCGTACGCGATTCCGCCTTCGACGCCTGGCCGGTTCGCCATCTCGTCGTCGGAGGGCTCGTCGCGGAATCCGGGACAGTCGAACTCGGGGTCGTATCCGTCGCGGTGAAGCTGCTCAGGCTGGCCGCAGTTCATGCAGACGCTCATGCCTCGCCCCGCAGAACTTTGAGCGCGTCCTGCAACTCAACTAGGTCGTGAAGCGTCGGGCCGTCCTCGTTCTCGACGAGGATTGTGGCTGCCACGATCACGTCTTTGGCGTGGATAAGGGTCATGGCCCATTCGGCTTCGCGCGTCGTCAAGTCGTGCTCCTTCCGAGTGGTTTGCGATAGCCGCGGATCAGCCGGCGTGCCCCACCGATCGAGGCTGCCTGTCCGACCTTCCGGCCCTCGGGCGTGAACACCGTCACCGCGCGCTCCGTGATCTCGAGCGGGTAGCCGAGGTAGAGCGCACGGACGGACTCAGGACTGAGGCTCGCCATCAGCGCGTCTCGTTCCAGACGATGACGCAGCCGACGAGGAACATGAGCGTGCCCGCGATCAGGAGATAGTCGGCGGGAGTCATCAGTCCGTGCCGCCGTTCTGCCGCAGCATCCGCCCGAACAGCAGACCCGCCGGGACAGACAGGGCGACCCAGACGGCGACGCCGACGAGGATCCAACCGAGAGCGCTCACGCCGCGGCCTTCCGAAAGTCGACCGCTCCGAAGCCGGCGTATGCCCGAGCCTCCATGACGCTGGAGAACTGCCGATAGATCACGGGGAACCACGGACGACCGTCCTGCCCGTTGAGTTCGCTCTGGCTCGGGAGCCGCCCATGCTCCGCGTGAAAATCGCGGAAGAAGTCCGCGATCCGATCGCGCGTCCAGACAAGGCTGGGATGCGGCGCTCGCGGCAGATCCTTGGCGTACTTCGCGACGGATGCCGTGCTGATGCCGAGATGCTCTGCGATGGCATCGTTCGTCCAGCCGTCCAGCCGCAGTTCGCGGATCTGCTCGACCATCGGGTAGACCGTTGCGCTCTTCCCAGCGAGCGAGTTCTCTCGCTGCGTGCAAGGCCGGAGATTCGCCCGACGGTTGTCGAGTTGGTCGCCGTTGATGTGGTCGATCGACTCCGACTCAACGAAGCCGACGATCTCGCGATGCAGAAAGATCGAGCGTCCGTTGTTCGTGCGGAACGCGTACCCGCGCCCGGCGAGGTACCAACGGTGAGCGATGATCTGCTCGTACATGTCGAGGTCGATGGTCGACCACGCGACGGGCTTGCCGGAAGGGCCGAGCGGAATCCTGATCGTCTCGGTCACGCTGCGACCTCGGTTCCTTCGCCAAGGAGCCAACCGACGCTGACGCCGTAGAAGCGCGCGAGCCGAACGAGGTTCTTCATGCCGGGCATCTGATCGGCCCGCCACATCTGGTAGAGGCGGAGCCCGACACCGAGCTCGCGGGCAGCGTCCTCATTCGTGAGTCCGCGCTCCTTTTGAACCTGCTTTAGCCGTTCGGCGAAGGCTTCAGCCGACGTGCGATTGCGTGTTTTGTTTCGCGACACGGTTGCACCGTAACACGTTATCGCCTATCGTGCAACTAGATTTCATGCAAACTTCGGCGACACCGGCTCGCGTCCTATCTACCTTCCTTCTTGAGATGGCTCTCGACGAGGCACGCATACGCGAGCGTCTGGCCGAACGGTTGCTCGCCGAGCGCGAGAGGCGTGGAGGCGGCAGCGCGCGCCGATTCCCGCAGCCGAGGATGGCCGAGATGCTCGGCGTGACTCTCCGCACCTACCAGGATTGGGAGGGGGGCATCCGCGTGCCTGCCTGGCGGAACCTCCAGGAGATCGCCGACAAACTCGAAATCGACGTGGGCGAACTTGTTGGCACCACCGAGCCAGAGGTGGCGGGGTCTACGGGGGAGGATCAGCTAGCGGCGCTGCGGGGAGAAGTCGGAGAGTTGCGCGAGATGGTCGCGGAGCTCCTCGGACGATCCGGCTGAGCTCGGCGACCTCGGCCCGGAGCTGGACGATCTCTCGCTCCCGTCGTAGCCTTTCGTGGTGATGCTCGTCCAACCCCTGCCCGTCCTCGAAGTGCACGGGCCGCAGAGCACGACTCTACGGCTGCCGGGAGGCAAACGGTTCACAATGAGCGAAGAATCCCCCGAAGGAGGCACCACATGGGCAAGCTCGTTCAGATCGTCGCCGGACTGCTCTCGATCGGCGCAGGCATCTACCTGCTCACGATGCAGAGCGTCGGCGTTGTCCAGGGCGGCGAGAGTTGGCTCCAGGTGCTCGCCCACGGGATAGGCGTCTACTTCATCGCCCGCGGCCTATGGATGCTCGCCAGCCGCGAGGACACGGTGGTGGCGAGGCTCGACCGGCTGGTAGAACTGGGCGCGCTCGATCATCAGGCCCGAGTTCCCATCGTGAACGCCGCAGAGGCTCCCGCGGACACAGTCGAGGAGGGGCCGAAGCGGAACCGGGTGTGGCGATGAAGCGTGTAGCCATCATCGCCGCAGCACTCGCCGCGCTCATGCTCGCAGGCGGAGCCTCGGCATACCGTGCGCCGACCCTGGCTGAGCGCGGCCAGATCCTGACCACGCTCCGGGCGTACGTAGACAGATCGTCCTGCTGCGCGGTCATGAAGCGAATCAAAGTGCTTGGGCTACGGATCTCGACGGTCGACAAGCGCTGGGCTGCGGTCGGCATCGAGGGCTACGACGCGAACGGGGTGGACATTGGATCCGCCCTTGCGGTCGTCCACCACGGGTATCTGACGGGGACGTGGTCAATCCGCGACTTCGGCACTGCTGGCGCGACCTGCCCGGTGCCTCCAGCCATCGTGGCTCGCGACATCGGGAAAGCGTTTCTCGGGTATCACCACTGCTGAACGAAGCAACGGCCCCTGCCGAGTCCGAGGGGACTTAGCAGGGGCCAGGAAATAGGGACGAACGGGATGGGCTAGCTCAGTAGGTCGAAAGCCGTCTCGCGGGAACAGCCACGTCCGAGCAGCTTCTCGGCGTTGTGCCATTCAGCCTCACCGCCTGCGAGCGTCCGGGCCTGCCGCAGCGTGAAGCCGAGGTCGAGGAAGCGGCGGACGCGCCAGTGAAACACGCGGACGGCCTCCTCGTCCTGGACGCCCGCATCCTGCATGGCATCGTCAGGCGTGCTTCGGCTTGTTGCCGTGCCAGATGTCGGCGAGGGTGCCGCGGATACCCCGCTTGCCGACGAAGAGGACTGCCGATGCTGCGGCGGTCGCGATGCCAGCGGCGGAGGCGGCGTTCAGGTGGGTGCCGGCGTACTTGTTGAGCAGGTAGACGGCGAGGGTGCCGAAGCCTCCGGCGAATCCGGCGGCGACAGTGTTCGGATGCTGGGTCACGGGGTTCTCCTTCTAACGACGCACGATGACGACGAGCAGGGCGACGATCAGGATCACGACGGCAACGCCGGAGAGCGTGAGTCCGGATGCGGCGAGCATGGGTTCTCCTTCTCTAGTGCATTGCGAGGTAGAGGCCGACGATCGTCAGGAACATGCCGAACACGACGACGACGACGTTGGCACTTACGCCGATCCCTTGCGTGCGGCCCCTCTGCCCCGCAACGAACTGGAGCACCGGCCCGAGCGCCGCTTCGATCTTCCCGATGGCTGCCGCGAGGTCGGCCTGGGTCGCGTACTGGCCGCGCTCCATGTTCGTCCGCTCGGTCTGCTGATACGCCTTGTCGTCCTTGTAGTCCTGGATCTCGCGGGCCAACCCGAGCGCGGCGAGGTCGGCCGTCTCCTTGATCTTCAGGGCCTTCTCGCGTTCGAGCGCCACCTCGCCGTAGCGCCGGTCGCGCTCCGCCTGAAACTCCTTGTCGGCATGACGCAGAGAGTCGGCGTGGATCGCGTACGTGTCGCACGTCCAGCCGGACGGGATCTGTGCCGCCGCGGCGCTCACAGCCCGGCGGCCTTGTTGAGTGCAGCAGCCGTCTTTGGGCCGCAAATCCCATCCGCCTTCAATCCGTGCCGCTTCTGGAACGCACGCACGCTCGCGAGGGTTGCCTTGCCGAAGACACCGTCGACCGTGACCCGGAACCCGGCGTGCTTCAACAGCCGCTGCAGCGTGCGGACGCGGTCGCCGCGGTCGCCCAGCTTCGAGGTCGAGTTCGTGGCGGCATGAGGCGGCGGAGCGGTCTTCGGACGCGGCTTCGGGCGTGCCGGGACCGGATCAGGAACGTACCCGGGGATGCGGACGAACGCGACCGTGCCCTTGCGCATCAGGCGCGTGCGCAGGAACACGCCGTCACCGTCGCCCTGCGAACCGGCGAGGCCGCTCGACGTGTTCCCCTCGACTGTCTGGAGCTTCCAGTAGCCGGGCAGCGACACCGCGGCGACGACGAGGATGATGTGGTCTGCGAACGGGGGCCCGGGGCCGTTCCAGTTGATGCAGCCGAGGTCGCCGCGCTGCGGATTCGGATTGCGGTCTGCCGGCTTCGGGAAAAGCTGCGACGACATGCCAGGGCCGACAAGCCAGCCGAGTCCCTTCGCGGTGTTGTAGGTCTGCGCTACCGATGCCGACTCGATCTTCAGCTTGCGGCCCGCGGCCTGATGCTCGAAGTAGCTCTGCATAGCGTCACACCACGCGTACCCCTCCGGCAGTCCGACCTCGGCGAGGAACTTCTTGACCCAGGGGCCGTGGTTGTTCGAGCCGACCTCGCGGATGTTGAGGCGTGCGGCGGCCAGCTCGGCCTGGACGAGCTTCTCTCTGAGCAGCATTAGCGTCTCCTATTCCGGAAAGAGGTGGTGTAACTGGCCGGTCTCTCCGTCGGCCTTCGCAGCGTCATCCGTGTTGCCAAGGTGCGAAGCCTCAGCGCGACAGGTGACGGCCGCTACGTGACGTCCCGGTCGCAAGTCCGAGGCGCGCAACAGAGGAGACCGGCCAGACGTTGAAAACCCGGGGCGTGGACGACCCCCTGGCCGACGCGCCCCGTTTCCACACGGCGGCCAGCTCGCTTACGGCAGTGCGAGGATCGTGACGGTGCCGGACGAACCCTTGACCTTGAGCTTGTTGTCCGCCGTGTCAACGTAGATTTTCGCGCCGGTCGCAGGAGTACTGGGGGCAGCGACCGTGTCGATGAACAGGGTGCCCGCGTCGGCGCGGTTGTTGGTACCAACCGACAGACCGCCGGGTACATGGAGGTAGCCACCCGTAGCGAGGTCAATCGTGCCGGCGTCGCCGTGGAGGTAGGCGGCGTTGTTGGTCACCTGTGCGTTCCAGATCGCCGCCGTAATAAGCACGCCAGTCACTTGCGTCACCGGGACTGTCCACGCCATGGCTTATGCCTCTCTCTCTGTGACGCTGTGGGCGAGGTTCTCGGCGCGCAGGGTCGCGACCGTCTCGGTCGGCAGCCAGTTCCGGGTCGCCGGTGCAGGCCGCACGGTCAGGCACGCCTCGATCTCGGCGCGTTTCTTCGCGGTCGGCACCACGACCTGGACGGCCTTGTGGTCGAATGCGGCGTTGCGGCACTCGCAGCAGAAGAAGAATGGCGCCTCGAAGCTCGCGAGCTCGGCGCCTGCGCAGCCATCCGTCGGGCAGTCAGCGACCCAGAAGCCGCCGCTGACGCGAGCAACCGTTTTCTGTGCGAGAGACACACCCGGCGCGGGCGGCGTGCGGTCGCCAACCGACGACGGGTGGCGCACAACGTGCTCGTGCAGCGTACGCGCACCGAAGTGGCCCTCCCAAGAGAGGATGTCAGACATGAAGAGGAACCTCCGAGATTCGAGGGGGCTGGCTAATAAACCACGGTCGTCGTTTGACCGAGAAGCGAATGGACGGCGTCTCCGAGTGCCCATCCCATCGACTGGCTGCCGGGTGACAGCCTGTATTTAACTGTCGCTTCGACGCCGGGGCCGACGTCGAAGCTGACCGCCTCGATGAACATGTTCCGGGTGTCCGCGGCGCCGCCACCAGGCGGCGACCACATGACCGTGATCCTGTCGCCGATACCTAACTGGAAGAGGATCAGCCAGACGGCGGAGTCGGCGCCGGGGGTGATCGTCATGTCGTCGTAGCGGCGGTGCGGGTCGCGTGTGTGGATGACTTTGTACCGGCCATAATCGAGCGCCTCGAGGTCGGTCAGGTGGAGCGTGCTGAGCGTTGTGGATCGGCGCCGGTAGCGGCCGATCGACGCGGTGTCGAGCGCCTCGGTCTGGACGCCTCCCGCACGCGTGACGAGATAGTCGTTGACGACCGGCGACGAAGAGGGCGTCAACGACGTGTAGAGGAACGCGCCGCCGCTGAGGTTAGCGGCGTCGCAGAACGTCGCCTGCGACGTGACCGACCGCGTGTTCAGTAGGTCGTGGTAGCGGTCGTGGAAGACGGGGGTGCCGCGCCCGTCGAAGAAGAACACGCCGTCCTCTGTGTCGGCCGCAGCCTGGATCTGATCCAAGGCGGACTGGCCTGTCAGCGTGCCTGCCGGGGCGGCCTGGATGACCGTCGGGCCTGCGTCGATGCTGCGCCCGAGAGGCAGGAAGTCGAGCCACGTGGATGTGCCGAGGAGCCCATGTACAGCGTCTCCGAGCGTCCAGCCGACCGATGTCCCGGCAGGCCAGTTGAACAGGTCGAGGATCGCGTTGATGCGCGCCCCCACCGTCTCCTGCGGGAAGCTGTCGAGCTCCGTGAACTGGGCGGTCGAGAGCACGTCGAAGCCGTCGTTCGCGGTCGCTACGACTTCCGCGTAGCCGGGCGAGTCCTGGACGATCTGCCAGCCTTGCAGCGGATCAACGAACGTCGTAAACAGGTCATACCAGGTGACCCCGTCGAGGCTCGCGCGGGACCGGATGCGGCGCATCGGCAGCACGTTCGGGTAGTACACGCTCGCGGCGTTCTCCGTGTCGAGCGCCCGATCGGTGTTCTCGAACGTCGTACTAGAGCGGCCCGTGTCGGGTCGGACGCCCTCCGTCTGGCGGCCACGCGACCACGACCGCAGCCGCGTCCGGACGGACAGGTCAGTCCACACCTGCACACTGTCGAACGGGTCAGACGCGAGGGCGACTTCGTCGACGAAAACCGGGAAGCTCATCTAGTCACGCGGTCTTGCCCGGGGTGAGCTTGTCGAGTGCGATCTGGACGGCGGCTATCGCGGTTGCGTGGTCCGCGAGCTCGATCGTGTGGTCGGCTTCTACGGCTGTACGGTCGGCCAACTTAAGCGCGTGCGCGGCAATCTCGGCCGCGTGGTCGCCCAACTCGGTCGTGTGAGCGGCGAGCATGGCCGCGTGGTCGTCCAGCGCGGTCGTGTGGTCGGCTTCCGCGGTCGTGTGGTCGGCCAACGTGAGCGCGTGCGCGGCGAGCTCGGCGGCGTGATCCTTCAACTTCATCGCGGCGGTGATGTCTCCCGACGTGAAGCCTGGGCGCCAGCCGCCGATCATGCGAACCCGAACGTGTAGCCGCGCATGTTCAGCTTCTGGATTGATTTTGCGACCTGCATCCCGGCTTCGGCCTCGTTGCCCGTCCAGCCGTTGAAGTTGACGATGACGGTCGGCTGTCCACCCGAGTTGTTCGCCCGGCCGAAGCTCTTACCGGCACCGGAGAACGCGACATCCTCCGGGCCTGCCTCGCCCGCGAGAAACAAGGTCGGGATCGTGACGCGGCCCATGCCGCCGGCAGCCATCGGGATAAACGTGCCGCCGCGGGCGCCCATTCCAGGGGCCGCCCCGAGCATGGGCGAACTCGTCACCACCGCAGTCACCGGCAACCCGAGCGCCTGCTGCGTCGCAGCGATCTTCGCCATCAGGTCGTCCATGAGCTGCATGATCGGGGCCGTCCACGCGGCTACTCCGTTGTAGATCGTGCCAGCGATGTCGACCGACAGGCTGGCGAGGTCGATGCCGTTGTCGCCGTAGAGCTTCTTCAGCTCGTCGAACGCGGTGGCGGCCGTGATCTGTCCAGCCTCGAACGCGCCCTTGATGATGTCGGCCTGATCGTCCATCGCCGCCTGCAACAGCGTCCGCTGATCCGTGTACGCGGTCTGGGCGGCCGTCGTCGAGCCGTCGATGCTGCCGACCATCGACTTGATAGCGTCGCCGAGCGAGGCGTAGATTGTGCCGCCGATCTCGCCGGCGGTCGTGGAGATGTCGATACCGGCGTCCGTCCACAATTTGCTGATCGCCGTGAGCCCGTCCGAGGTCGACGTCGTACCGTCGGTCATCGCCGCGACGATTGCGGCGACCTGGTCGTCGAGCGCCGACCCTTGAATCGCCCGCTGGTCCGTGTACGCGGTTTGCTCCGCGTCGGCGCGAGCCTGGTAGGCCGTCTGCGCCGTCGCGAGCTGCGCGTCGGCGGCGGTGCGTTCCGCCGTTGCCTGCGTCTGGAGGCTGGACTCCGTGATCGCAAGCTGGGCGGCCGCCAACTGCTTCTGCGCCGCGATCAGCGCCACGTTGTTGACGTTGACGGTCGTGAGACCCGTCGTGGAGTCATAGACGAGGGAGGCGTTTCGAGCGTCCGTGACGGCCTGTTGCGCATCCGTCAGCGACTGCTGCAACTGGTCGTTCTGCTGGCCCGCCTGCAAGTCCGCGAGTGCCTGCTCCGCCGGGGTCTTCGTGATCGAGCCGCCGAACAGGAACCCGAACCCGGCGACGGTGATCTGCATGTCCTTCAGAGACTGAGCGGCCGACGCTGCCATCTCCGCGAGCCGCGTCTGCGTGTTCTTCGCGAACGCGCCGCCCGCCGACGAGTTGAGCTGCGCCATCGACGACTGGAACTTCGAGAGCGCGGCCTGCATGACTGCGAGATGCCTCTGCGTGTTCGTCCCGAACGCCGCATCGGCTGCGCCCGCGAGCTTCGCCCACGCTGACTCGTACGGAACCTTGGCCTTCTCGACGGCAGCCTCCAACCCGGTTAGCCCGTCCTCGATCGTTTGCAGCAGCAGGTCGCGTTGGTCGGTCGCGGCCTTCAACGTCGTCGCGTTCTTATAGAAGCCCGCGGCGATCCGCTTGTTGATCTTCTCCGCCCCCGCCTCCGCCGCCGCGAGGGCCTTCGGGGTGGCATAGGTCTGGGGGATCCCGAGCGTCTGGTCGAGCGTGGTCCGCAACGCGGCCCCGAAGTTGGAGAGCGTCTGCCGGTAGTCGCTGATCGTGGTCGTTTCGGCGAGCGCCTGCTTCAATGCCGCGGCGTGCTTCTTCGCGGCGGCCGTCGCGGCGGTCGCGTTCTTCGTGATCTCGGTGCTGAGAACCTTGCCCCACTTCCTGAGTGCGACCTGGTCCTTCGCGAGGTCGGCCGCGCTCATGTGGATCCGCAGCGCCGTGTTCAGCGCCTTGATGTGGGAGACGGCGTTCTTCTCGACAGGATCGAGGGTCGTCGGAATGCCCTTGAGGGTTGCCGCTACGGCGCCGAGCGCGGTGGTGATCGTCGCCTGGGTCGCGCCCTTCCAGGCGGGCAGCGACGGGACGGCCGGGACGTTCTTCGGCCAGGGTGGCAGCGCCCCATATGGGGAGGTGGTAGTGCCACCGCCCGTGATGCCGAGTCCGGCAGCCGTTGTCCACGCGCCGTATCCCTGCGACTGGTAGATCTGGTAGGCGATCTGCGCCTGTGCGGCCGGATGCTTGCCGAGCCACGAGACGAACTGATCGACAGGAGTGGTCGGCGATTTCCCGAACTGCGGCGCGTACTGCTTGACGCGACCGACGCCCATCTTGCCGAGGAAGTTCTCCTGGAAGAGACCGACCGAGTAGTCGCCCGTCTTCGGGTTGTTGTTCAGGGCGTACGGGGAACCGCTCGGGTCTTCGCCCTTGGCCGAGATGATCGAGAGGTTCGTGGCGACGTCGCGCGGGACGCCGTTCGCGAGCAGGAGCTTGTACACCTCCTGCTGTGTGTACGACGCGTTCGGGATCTGCGACTTCCCTGGCGTGAAGCCACCAGGGTTCACGCGCGTTGACGGCTGCGAGCCGTAGCTGCCAGGCTTGTACCCGGCGGGAGCCTTATCTCCGACCTGCAAATAGGTGGCGCTCGATGCGGCCGCTGCGAACGCCGCCCCATATGCGTTACCACTCGCGGCACCGGCGCGCTCGTAGGCGAGATGTGCCTTTGCGTCGGAGAGGTTCTGCAAGATCGCGTCCTTCGCGGTCCGCGCCCAGCCACCGAGGATGCCGGGGAGATGCGAGAACGGCTCGACGACGCCGAGGGCCTGATTGTCGGCCCAGATCCTCAGCCAGTCGCCGAACTCGACAAACCACGTCCTCACTGTTTTCCAGTGTGTGATGACGAGTTCGGCGACGAGAGCGATACCGCTCAGCGCAAGCAGAATCGGGTTCGTGTCGACGATCACCGCGAATGCTGCGGCGACGGCGCGGCCGAGCGCGAGGAACTTCACAGCGAGAAATCCGCCAATGACGATCTCGAACGCAGTCTTCCAGCCGCCGATCGCATCGACCACGGCCTTTAGGCCGTGGGCCAGAGTGGTGACTATCGGTGCGGCCCCCTTGACGGTGGATACAAGCGCGTCGAGAGCACCGCCGACGAACTCGCGTATGCCGTCCTGGTTGTGCTTGATGATCCCGGCGAGCGCGTTGAAGCCGTCCGTGAGATCCTTCACCGCGATCTTCGAGACGGGGTAGAGCGCGGCGCCGAGTTCGTAGACGGCCTTGCCGAGCGACGCAAACAGCAGCCCGACAAGCCGCAGCGACGTCTTGGCTTCGTCGAGTGCGCTAGCTAGTCCGCCGGAAGCTGACTTCGCGAGCAGGAACGAGTCGGCCCAGCGCGCGCCCGCGTCGACTCCCTTGACCATCCACTCCGTCAGCGGGATCGCGGCGCGGCCCAATACGCCGAGCGCGTCGAAGAGCCGCAGCGCCGTGTCGGACATCGTGGAGAAGTTCCGGGCGCCCGCGGCCATGAGCGGCCCGAAAAGGCTCTGGAACTCGGCGGAGCCGAAGTAGCGGCCCCACGTCGCGCCCGCCTGCCCTATCGCGCGGCCGAACTCGCCGACAGCCGTCGAGACCGCGCCCAGCGTGCCCGGCGACAGTGCGCTCTTCAGACCCGCGGTCAGGCCGGGGAACATGGTCGAGGCGGCGACCGTCTTGAGTTTGTCCAGTTCGCCTTTGAGCGAGCGAACCATCTGCACGAACGTCTGCTGCACCGGCAGCAGCGCGTCAAAGGCTTTCTTGTCTCCACCGATCGCCTTCCCGAGCCCCTGGAACGCGAGCACGAGCGTCCCCATCGCTCCGCCCGCGGTCCCGGCGAGCGCGGGAATCGCGGCGAGCAGGCCGAGCGCGCCCGGGCCAGCGGCCGGGCCGAGGAGTGCGCCGCCGCCGATCGCGGCACCCAGCACGCCGATCCGGCCGAAGCCGGAGCCGAACGGGCCGACACCCGCACCGGGGTTCCCGGCCGACGCGACCCGCACCGACTCGAGTGACCGGCGCGCCTCGTTCGCGTTGCCGGTGATGTTCTTCAGCTTCCGGTCGATGATGTCGCCGGAGGCGACCGTCTCGGCCGCGTTCTTCGAGTCGAGCTTGACCTTGCCGAGATGGTCGGCCGCGTCCAATGCGGCACGCCCGACGCGACCGACGGAGCCCTTGATCTTGTCCTCGACCGACGCCGACTCGGCACCCTGGCCGGGCTTCATCTTCACCCGCTGGAGTGCATCCTCGGCTATCTTCGATACGGCGGCGAGCGAGTCGAGCGCGTGCTGCATCGAGTCGGCCGTCCGGTTCGCGGCCTTCATGTTCGTCTCGAACGGCGCCAGGTTCGCTGTTAGCTCTAAGGTCGCGCGGCCAAGAGATTCGCTCACGTGTGCCCCTCCGTCTCGTCCTGACCTGTCCCGTCGCCTGCGGGGGTGCCGTCTGCGGTGACGTACTCGATCGGGATGCCGGCCGTCGCGAGCGCCTCAGACGCTGACCGCGCCCTCACCTGCTCGCCGCCGATCTGCTGCGTGAGACGCCGGATCGTGTCCCGGTGCCCAGCCTTGTCCATGTGCGGCACCGATGCGGCCTCGATCGCGTCGAGCTGGCGTTCAGCCCGCAACTGCGGCAGCATCACGGAGTAGACCCTCAGGAGGTACGCCGGGACTTCGAGCCAGGCTTCCGGGTCGCCGCCGTAGAACGCTTGGAGCCGCGGGACGATGCGGCCGTAGTCCGCCGCGGCTTCGGAGGGTCCGCCGGTGCTTCACCCTGCGCGCGGGCCACCCAGAACTGGAAGATTTGCACGCTCGCCCAGTCCGGAACGTCGACGGAAAGATCAACGACGAGCATCGCCGCGAGCTCCTGCAATAGTGCCGCCGCTTTCACCGCGTCGTCCTCGGATTCGGCGACCGCGTTCAGGCTCGTGATCTTGTCGATCAACGTCCGCAGGTGATGGTCGTCGAGGATCCCGAACTCCTGCTGGTTGCGAAGTTCGTATTCGGTGCCATCCGGCATCTTCACCGTGTCGCGGTCGAATACCGCGGAGAGGTCGAGAACGTTGCCCATTAGCTGTGGCCCTTTCCTTCGGGGTCTGTGCTGGTTTCGATGAGGTCGATGCCGTGCTCCGCGCAGAAGACGCGGAGCTGCCCGAGTTGCCACATCAGGGCTCGGGCTTGCTTGCGATGCTGCCCCTCGCGGAGCTTGTGGTCGCGCGCTGCGGCGTGGAGGGCTGAAGCTGCCTTTGTCAGAGCGGCTGTGGCGGCCTGGTCAGCCATAGGGTTAGGACGTCGGGACGGCCGTCTGGATGCGGCAGACCATCACGTCGCTGTCGGAAGCCCGGACCGCGAGGATCGAGACGGGCAGCATCGCCGGGGTGCCCTTGTTCCAGACGACGTCGCCGTTGACCGACACGAACGCCTTCGAGAACTCATACTGCAACGTCAGGGCGTTGTCGACGGACGACTGGCCGCGGGCGAGCACCGCGAACGAGTTGACGTTGATGCCGCGGAACAGGCTGAACCAGCTCTGTCCGGCCACACCCGCGCTAGCGGCGACGGTCGTAACAGTCGCGTCGTTCATCACCTTCGCGTACTGCGTCGGAGAAACGTCGACGAGGTTCAGCTTGATCTCGAACGACTCCGCGGTCCGGAACTGCTTCGTCGGCATCGTCGACCCGGCCGGCACGAAGTTGTCCACGGTCTCGCTGTGAGAGACGGTGACACCGGAGCCGTCGTAGTTGTTCGTTCCCGCGGTGCCGAGCTTCGCCCAACCGGACGTCACGATCGGGACGGCGTTGATCGCCGGGAACGCAAACCCGACGGGCGCCAGGTAGATCGTGAGCGGTGAGGCAACTACCTCCATTGGAGCTGGCATAGCTAGTTCTCCTTCTTGTCGGGATGGATGGGTTGCCCCTCGCCGCTTCCGGCCTCGGGCTGCGGCTGCTCGTCGACGTCTGTGGCGTCGACGGCGGCAACGATCTCTTCGCGGGTCATTCCGTCACTGACAGCGACGCCTTGCTTTCCCGCGTAGTCGACCCACTGTCTGCGGCTGCCGTACACGGACGGTCTGCTGACGTCGAGGGTGAGCGGCGGCAGCGGCGGCAGGATCCTCCCGTCGACGGCGATCTGGAGGTACGCCTGGCCGCGCAGCACACGCGTCTGTTTCTTGCCGAACTCGGCCTCTTGGCCGAGTAGGACGGTCCTGCCGAACGCGTGCAGCACATGGCCCGGCCCGTCGAACCTGATACGGGGCATCCGTTCTCCTTCTCAGAAGTGGAACTAGGCGGCGATCTCGGCGGCGAGCACAAGCCACGAACTCAGAGTGGTGGGCCACTGCGTCAAGGGATCTCTGGCGGTGGCGCCCTTCGACGACACCGACGCCGAGTGGAGCAGCACCGACGAGACGACCTGTCGGCGCATCTGCTTCAACGCCGTATAGGCGGCGAGATACACGGCCCACGACTCGTTTAGGGTGGCGCCATAACAGAAGACGTCGAGACGAGTGTTTCCGTATTGCTGGTAGCCGCCGCCGGGGTTCTCGGGGCCGCCCGCGGCGTTGAGAACGATGCAGGCGCGGGGCATCGTCGGACTCGCGCTCGCGGGGACTTCTCCGCCGTAGATGCGCGTCGAGACGAGAGCGGCAACGGCGGTGTCGGCAAGCAGGACAGTGCGGACGGCTGCGATCGGGTCGACGCTCACACCTGCCGCCAGACGCCGCGCTCGAGGTAGCCGTGCCAGCCGTTCCCCTCGGGTCGCACTGCGAGGATCGACGGCGAGATCGTCAGCGTCCCGTCGGCCTCCTCGACGAACGGGTCGTGCGGCGGCGAGGCGACGTGCCGAACGCCGGCATCGGGGTGATCCGCCGGAACGGGGAGCATGAAGAAGACGGCGGGCCGCTCACCGGTGTAGCCGACGATCGGGCCGCAGTAGTCGCCCGGCTCCCTCGGTTGGGTGAGCTTCGCCTGGCCGCGGAGCTGCGGCTGCTCGGGGTCGTCCCAGACGCCCACTGCAAGGCGCCGTCCCTGCGTGGTGTCGCCTGTGCTCATCCGAGCCTCCGTCTGATCTTCGATGCGAGCGTTGGGAAGACACGATCCCCGGCCGGTCGAAGCCACGGTGTCCGATACTCGGCGAACAAGAGATAAAAAGCGGAGCGGACGCCCTTCTGGCCGCTGTAGGTCGCGCCGACTTTGCCGCTGACGCGCGTCCCCTCGACCTTGGCTTCCTCGACGAGGATGTGTGCCTCGCCGTAGCCGGTGCGGTTGTGCCACCAGTGGGAGGAGGATGCGACGGCGTCGGTCTCACGCAGCGTCTCGTTAATCGAGACGCGCGCAGCCTCCGCGACACGGGCGAGCAGCTTGTCGCCGTCCCAATCGAGTGACGCTCGGTTCGCCATCAGCGGTGTTCCTCAGCGACCCGGCGGAACTCGACGGCCGCATCCTTGATCTCGTCCGTGAGAAGCATCGCGTCCGCTTCCTCGCAGGCACAGAGCAGGTCATAGGCGCGCATGATTACCTCCTGCGCGAATCGCACATCGAGAATCGAGATAGTCCCAAGCTTCACCATCAGGTGTTCCCGAGCCGCGCGAGGTCACGATCGACGCGTCCGAGAATCACGTCTTCCTCCTCCAGCGCCAGTGTGAGTGCGTCGCGCTTCGGGACGAGCGGGCCATGCGCGTAATCGCGGACGGCGCGGGCACGGTGGATCGCTTCGCGCTTCTGAATGTGGGCGTCCGGGAGGTTGCAGATCCGGTTTGGACTGTCGGCGCACGGGAGCACCTCGAAGCGATCGTCGAGCCAGACCGTGGGCGCGATGATCCCGATGATGGCGTCGCACCAGACGCGGAAGAAGTCGTCGAGCGGATGGTGCTCGAGGTAGCGGGCCGCGGCGACGAGCGGGGTTTCGCGGTCGTAGATGCTGCCGGCGCCGGGGAACGCGAGGTCTGAGTAGCCGCCCTCGATGCCCTGGACGGTGGCGCCGTCGCTCCATTCCTCCCACATGCAGCCGCTGATCGAGCCGGGATGGTGGGCGGCGATGATGCGGCGGATCGTGTCGGGCTCGTGGACGATGTCGTCGTCCTGGGAGTAGATGAGACGGTTGCGGCAGCGGGCGAGCGCGACGTGGCGGCCCCACGTTTTCTCGTCACGCTCCTTCGAGTTGTCGTAGACGATGATCTCGTCGATCTCGGTGACCGGCTGGAACGTGTCGAGGATCTGGTCGAGGGGCACGTCGCCGCGCGTGACGATGACGGCGCTCACAGAGAGCATCGGGACACCTCGATCATCCGTAGGCGCTGGCTTAGGCGCAAACCGGACGCGACGATCGTCGAGCCGGGCACGGGCACCGAGACGAAGAGCACATGCGACCGCTGACGGCGGCGCCACGCACGCAGGTGCACCATCACGCCACCCTCACGAGCAGGAGTTCGATGTGGTCCTGGTTGACGAGCACCGCCCGGATGCCGAGCGGCCCGGCCTGCACCGTGTCGCCGCGATAGGTGACCGAAGCGACCCTGTCCTGCTCCGTCACGTCGGTGCCGAGCGGGAGGATCAGCCGGACGTCCTCGACGACGACGACGGTGGTCGTGTCCGTGACGACTTCTCGGCCTGCGGTCGCCCATGTACGGCACGGCTGATCCGAGAGGTGAGCGCTCCATGTCGGCGGTCCAGGGTTGCCCCATTCGTCCGGTGACGAAGAGCCGCGCTCGATCGTACATCTGTGGATCAGGCTGAGACGGGCGGCGACGAGACTCACCGGAGCGTCAGGCTTCCGGACTGGCGGCGGATGATCGAGGTGATCAGCTCGCGCTCGACGTCGGTCATCAGCAGGCCGGTCGGGCTGAAACGCATGTTGTCGTAAACCGTCGAGACGTTCCCGACGGTCTCGCGGGCGACAGCGCCCGGATTTATCCAGACGCGGACGACCATCTCCATGCAGACCGCTTTCACGATCTCCGGGACGACAGCGAAGCCGTGTGTGTAGACGATGGTCATCTCGAACAGCGGGCCGAGCCAGCCGCGCGTCCAGTTCGTGAAGAACTGCTGATAGTGGATCGGGAACGAGGCGCGGACGAGGTCGTCACCGTCGAGGTAGTACGTGTCCGTGCCGATCACGGTCGGCGTGCCACCCTGCGGCGTAAGCGAGACGGAGGAGACTGAAAGGACGGGCCGTTCCGGCAGCCGGTAGCGCTCGGCATAGGTGCTGCGGACGGTCAGCGTGTCGGCGGTGACGAGACTGATCGTCTGGGCGGTCTCCTGCTGAATAAACCCGGTCGCGAGTTTAAGGAGCTGCTCGGCACGGGTTTCCTCGGCGGCGGTCAAGGTGAGCCCGAGCCGGGCGGCGAACTCGTCCGTGGACGCGAACGGCAGGACGTTCTGGACGGGCGCCGTCGCAGACTCCAGCATCGCGGCGTCGGTCCAGACGACGCGGTACCAGCCTGCGGTGAGGGTCGCGAGCGTCGTCGTGAACGAACGGGACGCCGGCTGGGATGGGTCGGCGTCAACGGGGGAGAGCGTGAACGTCTCGGCGGCCGTCCATGGGCCACCGGCCGAGCTGGCCTCTTCGAGGCGTGCGTGCGTCCACGGCAGCGCGTCGTAGCGGGCTGCGGGGATGTAGCCGGTCAGGTTGACGATCACGCGGTCACTTCTCCCGTTCGCGGGTGGACGGTCGCGCCGGCGGCGGAGTGGACGGGCGCTCCCGAGGCGGCTGCGGGGTGCAGGATCAGGCCGGGAAGGCTCGTGACCGGCGGCGGCTTCGTGGCGAAACCGGCGGTGGTGAACGTCACGGTGACGGTCAGGCTGGCGTTGCCGTCCTTGCTCGAGCTGCCGGTGGCGGTCGCCGTCCAGGTGATCGGGAGGCTCGCCTCGCCCGAGACACCGCGCGTGCCCGCCGTCGTGATCGAAAACGCGAGAGCGACGGTCGCCGTGCTGAACGCGCCGAGTTGCCCCACCGTGGACGCGGCGAACGCAAACGGCGACGTCGAGGATGCAAACTTCGTTGGTGCGCCCGCCGTTGTCGCGAGCGCGGTGATGGTGAGGCTGGCTGCGCCGTAGTAGGTCGTCGCGCCGCCGGCTGTGACGGTGCCGTCGGTGGTGATGTTGAGGGTGAGCGTCTGGGAGCTTGCCCCGTTGGCGCCGAGTTGCCCGGCGGTCGTCGCGGTGAACGCGACAGGTGTCGAGGAGGAGGCGAACTTCGTCGGCACCCCGGCAGTCGAGGCGCCGAACGCCAGCGCGACGGACGAGGAGGAGAACTTCGTCGGGGTTCCCGCCGTGGTGATGCCGAGCGTGAGAGTGGACGTCGAAGCGGCGAACGTGTCGCGCGTGCCGGCTGTTGTGACGGTGGCGGTTATGCCGGTGCTTGAAACGCCGAACGTGTCGCGCATCCCGGCGGTCGAGACGCCGACAGCGAGCGATGTAGTCGAGACGCCAAACGTGGCGCGCGTGCCGGCGGTAGTAACTCCGAACGTGAACGGCGCACTCGCCACGCCGAATGCGCCCAGCGTGCCAGAGGTCGTGGCGGTCACTGTCTCCGTCACCGAAGACGCGGCGAACGTGTCGCGGGTTCCGGCCGTCGTGATCGTGGCGGCGAGATCGACGCTGGAGACGCCGAAGTAGTCGGTCGCGGTGCCGGGCGCGATCGCGGGCAGTAGATGTACCGCCGACCATCCTCGCGCCATGACAGCCGATGACGCAATCGGCCGTGCGGCGCCGAGCAGACCGCTCATTCGTCTACGACAACCCAGGCATCAAGCGTGGCGCCACCCAGGATGTTCCAGAGCACGATGCTCGACGAGACGGGGATAACCAGTCCGCGCGGGAACGTCCATACGATGCCTGCACCGATCGTCCCGGGGAACGCCGCCCGACGTAGAAACTGCGCTGGCACAGTCGGCAAGGTCGCGCTGGCCAGGCAGGCAGTAACGGTTCCGGCGGGGTCTCCGGTGTCCTCGGCGAGCACAGTCACGGGCGTGGTGGGGGTGATCCCGCTTGCGGCCGGGCGGCCAAGACCGATCACGGTCGCGGCAGCCGTAACCAGTGTGAAGCCGATCTCCATGATCTTCGGTCTGTCCGTTGCAGCGGTGCGGACTTCCCAGGCGGCGGCGGCGGTCGTGACATTCGATGTGCGCTGCGCGAGTGCGTAGATAGCCATCAGGCCGCGACAGGTGCCAGCGCCAACGTCACGCTGCCCGCCAAGATCGTGAAGTTGTCGCCGATAGCGACGGTGCGCGGCACCGCGAGGTCGTCGGAGCCGAGGAAGTTGCCCGCCGCCACGGCATCCCAGAACGACACATGCGAGTACGTCTCGGCGTTCGGCACGTTCGTCCATGCCAGATCCGCCGACGTGGTCTTAGACCCTGCCGCCGCCGCCGAGAACGTCGCAGCCTTCCGCGTCGTGTTCGCCGCCGCAGCCGTCGCACCCGCCGCCCCAGGATCAGCCGTATGCAACTTCACATAGAACGCCACCGGCAGCGTCCACGCCGTCGCGCTCCCCAACGCGTTCAGAATGCTGTTCGCGATACCGCTTGCAAGTCCAACTGCCATTTTCGTGTCCTCCTTAGAGGGCCGCAGCCCACCAGTCGCTGTGCTGCAAGATGTGGAGTTGTCCCAGCCCGCCCGCGAGCGTCTCCGGTGGCACGTTCCAGACGCCGCCCGAGTCCGAGAGAGTGCGTCCCCGCGGCAGCCAGATCGCGTTGTACGCAAGCCCGAAGTCGGCGAGCGGACGCGGCGCAAGCCTCACCCGCCGACCGGCGTACGTGACGACGCGGCCAGGTTCGCCCATCTCGGGCCGTGGACATTCCAGGAACATCTCGCCGTTTATGAAGCCTGCTTGGCGGCAGAGCGGGTCGCCGTGGCCGACAACTCCCGTGACCGGGTAGCCGTAGCTGCGTAGCTGGTCGATGGCGCATTGGAGGATGTCGTCGGGGTCGCCGCCGTACCGCAACGCCTCCGCGAGCGAGTTGGCATGGATCCCGATCTCGTGGTCGAGTCCGGCGATCTGTTCGAGCGATCGGCGGAGCGTGGCCTCGTCCTGCCAGTACGACGCCGTGTGGAGCATGAAGTAGGTGGAGCGGTAGCCGTGCTCCGCTTCCCACATCGCGATCCGCACGGCGGTTGCGAGAGATCCGGGATTGTCGTCTACGTCGTGGCGCATACCGACCACGTCTGCGTCTCGCGCGCCGAGGAAGACCTCGCGCATGGAGACGACGGCGCGCGCCGGTGCTAGCAGCAGCGTGTCGAGCCGTTCAAGGTCGGACGCGTTCATCGCGTGAGCACGAGCCAGTCCGCGAGACGGGTTCGTTTCATGGTCGTCGCCTCCCAGCCGTCCAGACTCTGCGCGGGCGTAGTGGGCGTGATCGTGAGCGTGAGCGCGCGACAGGCGAGCCCGGCGAGCTCGTGCAGCATCGACAGGCAACGGTCGGCCGCTTCGCCAGTGAACGGGTCGGCGGAGACGACATCCCAGCTACGCGGCCGGCAGCCGGTGATGCACGCGAACGCGTCCCAATAGACGAACGTCCAGGACTCGGGATAGAGCGGGCGCATCTCGTCGAGCTTCCCGCGATCGAGGTCAATGACGGTTCCCGGCACTCCAGCCCGCATCGCGTAGACGGCATCGTTTGCGCCGAGGAAGCCTGCCCCGAAGAGGAAGAGGGCGGACCGCGCGCCGTCGAAAATCTCGGCGGGGTACGGGCCTGCGGGCGCGATCTCAGCGTTCACTCGCAAGCATCTCTCTGACGTGCCCCGGCCTGGCGTCGCCGCCAAGCTCGATTGCTCCGCGCGTCCGGGGGCCGAGCAGGTAGTTGAAGTGGGCGCGGTCAGACGACTCGAAGCTGCATCCCGCGCGTGCCATCCGCCGCCACAGCCCCCAGTCCTCCAGGGCGATGTCAGGGAAGCCGCCGCAGCGCCGGAACGCGTCAGCGCGGACGGCGCTCGCACCGACGAAGCAGTTGCCGTCCGAGGCGAGATAGGTGGCCGCGGCGAGTTGCGGCGGCACGTAGTAGACGCGGTCGGAGCGGAGGTAGCCGAGCTGCCACACGTCCGCGTCCACATCCTCGATGCCGTCGAGTCCGTCGGGCATCACAGTGTCGTCGACGCCCATGATCCAGACCCAGTCGGTTTCCGCCGCGAGGACCGCCCGCTGCATGTAGTGCGCCTGCGGATACTGCCAAGTGCAGGCAGAGGCGAGCACTTGGACGCCGGGAATGTCGTAGTCGCGGTCGGCGGCGACGATGATCTCGTCGGGTGGACGGTTGAGGGCCTGCACCGATGCGATCCATGCGGGCAGGAATCGTGCGTGGTCTTCGCCGTAGACGCAGGTGACGACGGCCACGCTCACAGGATCCATGCGACCCTCTCCGCTTGGAAGCCGAGACGCTCCTTGAAGTAGCGCAGGCCGTCGGTTCCCGAGTCGTGTCTGTTGTAGCTCCCGACCACCGGCCCGGACGTCGCAAGCGTCTCCCGGAACGCTTCGAGCGTCAGGAGGTACATCGTGTCGCTCTTCATGTGCGCGGCGTGACCGAGGATCTGGCTCACCATCGCGACGTCGCCGCACACGTACAGGACGATGTAGGCGACGAGATCACCGCCGGGGGAGAAGACGCCGTAGGTGCGGATCGCGTGTCGCGCGCACGGGTAGACGGGCAACGGCGAAAAGCTCGGACGTTCGAGGTAGCCGGCGCTCATCGGTCGGCCCTGCCGTTCGGGCAGGCTGACGTTGATCGCGTGGATTTCGTCGATGTGCAGTTCGCGGGCGAACTCTCGGAACGTGTAGCCGAGGATGCGGGCGTGCTGCGCGCGCTTCCGGGCTGTCCGGTGCGCCGCGAGGTACCCGTCCATGTCGTCGAGTTGGAGGATCGAGGCGGGCCAGTCGTACTGGCCTGTCGAAAGCTGAGCGTGGAGTGGCCCGGCGAGGGCGGCGCACTCTGGCGCGGCGATGCAGTCCGGGTGCGCGCCGAGCGTGATGTTCACGTAGTAGACTCCCCAGCGTCACGGTTCCCTAGTAAGGAGGTACGAGATGGAGTTCGACGAGCTAGCCCTAGCTATTCAGGGCGACGTTGCGGTCGAAGGAGTCGCACGGTGGGACGTTCACCGCGAGCGTCACTCCCTTGATGTCAGTCCACTTGCCGCTGCTCACGATCCGAGTTATCGCCCCGGTAGGTTCGTGTTCGGTCTACCGGAGTGGCGCGGCACGTTTGAGTGTGAGGCTCGTCTTCTGCGCGGCGACTGGAATCCAACCATCGGGCCGTTCGACGCCAACGTGCCCGTCACGCTGAGGCTCCAGGACGGAGATGAGGCTGAGATCCTCCTCGGGAGTCTTTCTTTCACGATGGGGCCGGACGCTCAACCGCTCACCTACGAGTTCACGGGGCGACCGAAGGTTGCGGCGATGCGGGAACCGTGACAAGTCTCCGCCTCTCGTCGCGACAGAACGGCCCTCGGAAACGGGGGCCGTTCTCATGCGGCGAGCGAGCGCGCCATGTCGATCAGGTGCTCGGGGTAGAACTCGGCGAGCATCGGCCACGCGTCCTCTTCGTCACCGACACCGAGCGCGGACGCTAGACCGCGGTACGGCGTCACGTTCGTGGCGGACTTGAAGTCGACGCACCACTCGTCCGGCGCGTCCTGGAACACGAAGGTCGGGCGGGCCGTGAGTCCGCGGACGAGGGCGCCGTCGATGCCGCGCATGTGGCCCGGCCCGATCGGCGCGAACCCCTCCGGCTGCAACGCCTTCCGCGGGATCATCCACGGGATGCACCCGTAGCGGCCATGCACGAAGCAGCGTTGCGCCTGGCCGCGGGAGAGGTCGACGAGCAGGATCCGGCGTTGCGACACCATCGACGGTGAGCGCCGCCACACGACCGGGTTTCCCGGCGTCGGATCCGGCATCGGTGCTTCGGCGTTGAGGTTGGTCTCGGCCAGGATGTTGAACGCGTCCGGGTGGATCCAGTCGTCCGAGCCGCAGTGGACGAAGACGTCCGCGCCCTGCCCGGCCGCGTACCGATACCCGGCGTTGAACTTGGCGCCGAGGTCGAGGTTTCCCATCTCGACGGTGTCAAAGCCGTACTCCTCGGCGATCTCGAGGTTCTCGTCGTCGGCCACGATCACCGATGTGACTTGCAGCCCGCGCAGGGCCAGTTCGTCGCACATCCAGCGGCGCTCAGCGAGCACCATCCGGGTCACGTCGAACCGGCCCCACGCGGGGCTGACAAGACAGACGTTCACCAGCTCAGGCGAGCCGGTTCGCGTTTTCGTCTTCGAGCACCTTCAGCAGCTCGTCGTCGGCCTTCGTGCGCTCGATCGGGGCGTTGACGCCCGTCTTGATCTGACCGGGGCCGTGTTTGCCGTCGAGCTGATCCTGGATCTGCCCGAGGGCCTGCACCGAGCGGGACGTTCCCACCGAACGCGCCTCGGCGTCCTGGGTGTTCTTTGCCATCGTGAATCTCCTTTGGCTGTCGATGCGGCGGGTTACGCCTGGACGGTGACCGACGCGAGCACGACTGCCGTCGGGTAGACGACCTTGGCCCCGTACACGTGCAGGCCGCGGATGCCGTCGCCGAACTGGTTCTGCAGCCGGACAGCCTCGGTCTCGAGGATCTGGTCGGCGTACGTGAACGCGATCGGCGAGCCGGCGAGCACGTGATACGTGCCGGCGGTCGGCTCGGAGACCGTGTTCGACTCGAACACGTCGAAGCCGGCCATCCGTCCGACGAAGCCCTCGCGCAGCGCCTGGTTCGACTGGTCGCCCGATGCGGCGGCGTTGATGAACCGGACGTCCTGGAGCAGTGCCGCGTACAGCTCGGGCGACACGACGATCCAGCGGCCTTCCATCGGCACGTTCGCCCGGTTCAGCTTCGTTCGGAACGCGACGATGAAGTTGTACGCGCTGTTGTCGGAGATGTCCCACGCCTGCGCGCCGAGGTCCTGCGCCGTCGCGTCGGCGGAGGCGATGAGGATGTCCGAGATGTAGTCGTCGACGTTGAACGCGAGGTTGTACGCCGCGCCCTTCGACGCCGCGGCGACGAAGCCGGGGAACGCCTGCCGACGGTCGATGTCGTCGACGGTGAACGCGAAGTAGTCGCCCTGGTCGATCAGCAGGGCGCGCGTGGCGTCCGTCAGCAGATCCCACGAGATGTTCGAGTTCTTCGTGTACGACCGGACTGCCGGATCGGTGAACGACGTGATGTGGACGGTGTCTCCGATCTGGGAGATCAGGCCCTCATAGTCGTTGTTGCCGAGGCCGCCGTAGACGAGCTTGGCGCGGAGGTTGGTCAGGATGTTCGGTGACCACAGCTCCGGTACGAACTGGACGATTGCCATCAGGTTCGCCTTTCTTGAATTGGTTGTTGGATCCGCCGGCTATGCGGCGTGTCCGGCCTGATGGCGGCCGTCCCCATGGTGAAAAGCTGGTGCTGTTACGCGCCCGTGAGGAGATGGTTGAAGCGACCCTCACGGGTGGCCTTCGTGATCTCCTCCGGGCTCATGGTCTTGAGCGCTTCGCGGCCGAGCTGGTCTGCTCCGCCCGTGCGTGCTCCCTGATCCGCGTCGCCCTTGGCGGCCCCGACCAGGTACGACTTGGACTTCAGAAGCGAGTCCATCGCCTTCGAGATGTTGGTTGGGTTGCCGGTGTCGTCGAGCTCCAGCGATGCCCGGTCGAGCAGTGCGACTGCGGCGTCCGGGTCGACGACCTGGCGCTTCGCGGCCTCGGCGATGATCGCCGAGCGGAGCGTCGATTCCTTGACGCGTTCGGTCGCCTTCAGGGCGTCGGCTTCGGCTTTGTCGGCGCGGGCGGTCTGCTTCTCGAGCTCCGTCTTGTTCGCCTCTTCGAGCTTGTCGAACTCTTCGGCCTTTTTCCGATACTCGTGCAGTTGCTTGAACTCGTTCGGGACGGAAAAAGCTCCGTCGTCCTGGCCGGTCAAAAAAGCGCGCTTCTGGCGCACTAGCAGGGCATTGACATCCGCCTGCGTAAACGTCTTGGCGGGCTCGGGAGCCGGATCAGGTGCGGGCTTCGGATCGGGCGCAGGGGTCGGAGTCGGATCGGGGTCCGGCATGGCGTGCTTCCTCCTTGTGGAGTGACCGGCGCTTGAGCGCCGTGGGATTCGCGAACTAGCTAGTGATGAGGCGCGGGCCGACCGACGACCAAGAATCCGCTAGCAACCTCGGCCCCAACTCGGGGTCGTTCTCGACGCGAACCGTGGTACCGACCGACGCGACTGCGTGTTCGCCCCACAAGGGCTCGACGGTGCAGTCGCAGTGCTCGTGGATCGGCATCAGGTCGGACGTGCGGTAGGTGCGCGTCGACGCGGCTGTGCAGAGCGGACAACTGCTCGCGCCGTTCAGCACGCGCCGCCAGCCGACGATCGTGGCCTCCGAACTCATCCAGTCGCGCGCCGAGTGCGTCTGCGCGAGCTGCAGATCCGTGGCGGCGAGCTTCGTGAGTGCGGCGAGCCCGGAGTCGACGGCCTGGGCTTTGTCGGCGCCCGCGTTGAATGCCGCGCCGAGAGCGCCGAACGGCCTGGCGTAGACGACGTCAGCGGCGACGCCGCGCAACACGCCGATGGTGTAGAGCGCCGGGTCGAGTCCCTTTACGGTGCCCGAGCCGGTCGCCTGCAACATCTTCGCGGCGAAATACGCGTCGACGAGCGCGACGACGTGCTTCTGTCCGACGGTGACGATCTGGACTGTCTGAGAGATCGACCGCTGCCTGTCCTGGTAGGCGCGCGCCCAGATGGCCGTTGCAGCTGCGGTGACGGCCTGTGAGAGCCGCTGACGCTGGATCTGGTAGGCGTGGTCGAGCGGGGTCGAGGGGGGCGCCGGGACGCTCACGCGTCCGCGTCCTCGTCGTCGTTCTCCGGGTCGACCGTGCAGCCCTCCAGTTGCCGCTCGGCGACGCCGAGGCTCGCGCGCAGCATCCCGAGCGCCGTCCAGACCATCGGCCCGTCCGAACCGTCGATGCCGCCTCCCGCGCGATGCGCGAGGTAGCGCACGTTGTCAGGGCCAGCGACGTCGATCGTGAGCGTCCAGGCGACGACGATCTCGCCCTCGTCGAGGTAGCCGCCGATCGCTTCGTGGACGGCGCGGGCAGCGTCGTCGGTGGTCATGCGGCGGGCGTCGGCGCGTCAGGCGCCGAGGCGGGTGCGGGCGGCGCCATGAGCTGCCGCATCAGCATGTCCCCAGCCCGCATCGACGCGAAGCGCGAGATTTCCGTCTGACTGAATCCGAGCAGCGACTGCGCGGCTTCCAACGGGATGAGTCCTGCCGCAAAAATCTTGATCGTGGCGTCAGCGGTCACCGCCGCAGAGTCGGTCTGCGCGTCCGCCCACACAACCTCAGAGTCGACCGGCGAGTCAGGTTCACCGGCGAACCGGCGCGCAAGCCGGATCGCCTCCTCGAGACCCTCCCCGAACGGGCGCTGCTTGCGCTCGACCTTCTTGACGAGTCCGGCCTCTGCGGCGCGGAGCGCGTCCCCGGACGGCTCCTGCCCCTCCGGGAGCAGGTAGTGCTTCGGCATCCTCGTCGTGACGGCGATGTGCGTCACCTTCTGCTCGATCGCACTGATGTAGCCGGCGAGGTCGGTCTGTGAGAACTCGCCGAACTTCACCTCGGAGTTCTCAGACACCCAGAGCTTTCCGACGTCGACGTCGAACGGCTCCTTCGGCTTGCCGGTCCTCTCGTCCTCCATGATCGTGAGGCCGACGGCCCAGCGCTGCTTGTGCGCGCCCATGTAGCCCGCGAGCGCGAGCAGGAACAGGAAGCCGTTGATGCCGTTCTGGATCCGGTACACGTCGGCCAGCTCGGACTCACCCTCGCAGAGGATGCGCGGCCGGTTACGCAACGGAATGATCGGGACGACTCCGAGCGGGTTCGAGACGAACTCGTCGGGCAGCTCGACCCATTGGGGCCGCTCATCGAACGCCATCGAAGCCTCGGTCGACGTGCTGCGAGTGGAGATGTCGGACGGCTTCGACTGGAACTTGTAGATGCCGTCAGGCAGGTACACGTTGGCGCGCCGCATCGTCGTCCAGTCGTCCACCCACATCTTCAGGGCGGCTGCGCGCTGCCGGAAGTTCGAGCCCGGCTGGTAGCCGACGATCGTCTGCGTCGGATCCTCGACAGCGATGTCGGGGTAGCCGTCCTTGTCGGTGTCAGCCCACACGGACAGGTAGGCGACGCCCTTCACGAGCGCCTCCGCGAACACGGACTGCGACTCGGCGTCGAAGCCGTTGGCCTGCCAGATGTCCCAACTCGGCTTGTCAGCGACCGCGTCCGTCTCCGCCGAGAGCCGGAACCCTGAGACCTTCAGCCGCTCCTCGACGGCGTCGACGACGAGCCGCATAAAGTTCGAGCGGGAGTCCTCGAGCAACTGCCGGAACTCGTCGCGCATCTTCGAGTCGTGCGCCTTCGTCAGGAACGGGAGAGGGTGGTCGCCGCGGTAGTACGCGTCGAAGAGCTGCATCTTGGACTGCCGCTTCGCGAGTTCGGCGGCGAGCTTATTCAGCCACCACAATGGGCTCTGGGCTGCGGGATCGGCCATGCGGCTCCTTAGGTGAAGCTGAATGTGCGGTTGCTCTTCGCCTCGTCCTCGCCGGCGGCGATGCAGTCGCCGCGCGCCTCCCACGAAAGGATGGCCGCACACGCGGCGTCGATCTTGCGAGGCGACCCTGGGCGATCCTTGGAAACAGTGCTCATCCTGCGGCCGTTCTCGTCGAACACGTTGACCATTTTGCGGCGCGCGTTCTTCACGTGGGCGGTGAACGTCTCGTCTCCGTCGTGGGAGATTTCTCCGCTGATGATTGCCTCGGCGAGGTTCGCGACGGCCTTCGTTACCTGCCTGTTCCGCTGCCCCGTCATCTCCCACGGAACAATGCGTTTCTCGCCCCAGCGGCCTTGCCACTTCTCGAGGAGCGGCATGATGTTGCCGGAGCCGCCGCTGTATCCCGGGTCGACGTAGACGCGCCAGGTGTTCGGGAAGTCCTTGAGGTGCTGAACCATCGTGGCGTCAACCTCGCCGAGCGGGTGCTCGTAGTCGGGTCCGGCGTCGGCGGGCCGCGACCAGATCCCGACAACCCACTGGTAGCCCGTCACGACCTGCGTAGCGATGACAGCGAGGCAGTCGTCGATGCGGGCACCGTCCACGCCGACAACCTGGACGGCCTTGGGGTCGGCGTCGAGGTGCGGCTTCACGGCCAAGTCGTCCCAGCGGTCGCCGTCGAAGGCGGCGTCCTCGCCGGCGAGCTTCCTGTTGAGGAAGAACCTCTCTGCCTGGGCTCCTTCGCCGCGGGCGAGCAGCGCTTGGATGCCGCCGTCGATGCGGTCAAGGTCGACCCACCACGAGTCGCCGAAGACCTTCTTGAGCATCCTGCGGCGGTCGGCCTTGTTGCGGACTGACCCCGGGCCTGGGTCGACGTCGTCGCGGTAGACGCCCGGCTCGCCAGACTCGGCGGTCTTCTGCGCGACCGAGTTCTCGCGCGGATCCCACGCGTTTGTGATCTCGAGGAATCTGCCCTGCATCCCTTCGAGGTTGCGCCGCTGGTTGTCGGCGAGCAGGAGGCCGCCGTTGCGTTCCAGCCATGAGTGCGTCTCGTCCTGCACCGCGAACGTGATCGGCTGGCCGAGCCGAGAGCGCGCCGACGACGTGACCGGCTCAATGCGACCGCCGCCGGGAAGGTTGATCCGCGTCTGGCCGGTGTCGGGAACATCGGCTGCGATCGACCCGAGCTGGATCATCGGGACGAGCATCCGCCACACGTTCGCGGCCTGATCCTCCGAGACGGCTGTGATCTGTTCCAGCGGCGTCTCCCACGGCTTGCCGACCGGATGCCCGTTCTCGTCCCAGCCGTCGAAGCGGACCGGCCCGACAGCTTCCGCGCAGACGATCGCGGCGGCGAACGGCCCCTTCCCCCACTTCTGCGGTCGGACGAGCTGCGCGCCGCGGTAGTAGACGAACGGGAGCACCCAGCCGGAGCCGCGCGGATCCTTCTTGTCGACCTTCCATTTCGTTGCCGGGTCGAGACGGTAGAAGTTCAGCAGGAACCGGTACTGCTCGTCGGTGAGCATGAACGGCTCGCCGACGTGGTCGCCGTCAGGGATGGCGCAGTTCGCCTCGATGAAGCGTGCGACGGCGTGCCCGAGCGTCGGGAACACGAGACAGGCTTTGCAGCGGCCTTCGCGCGTCCACGTGTCGCCGTCGCATTCCACGCACCGCGGCGAGGCCACGGGTTAGACCGCGCGAAGTCGCCGCACGTTGTCGTCGTTGTCGTCGTCCTTCTTCTCCTCGACGGTTTCGCCCTCGATCGGCACGTCCCAGAACAGCGTCTTTCGCGAGGCGGGGGTGAGACCGTAGTGCGAGAGCTTCTGTCGGATCTCGCCGTAGTGCTCAGCGCTCTTCTTCGGCAGCTCCATGATCTCGCCGAGGTCGAGCAGGTTGAACACGTCGGACTCGATCCAGAGCACGGCCATCGGGGAGCGCCAGATCGCGCGCCACCATTCCTTGCGCCAATCCGACCAGTGTTCCGGCGCCGGCGGCGGGGTGGCGGGCCTGGCGGCGGCGAGATGCTTCCACTGCGGTTGGTTCGTGTTTCGCCGGACGCGAGCGCCCGGAGCTTTAGGGGCAGGTGCCATGCTTCCTCCAGAGTGGAGTGACCGCCCTCGCGGGCGTGGGGGTGGAGTTGACGCGCCCGGCCTCGAACCGGGGATGGGGCCTGTCCTTCTCTCGCGTCGGGATGGATCAGTGAGACTTCGTGGCGCGGTTGCAGGCGGCGTGCTCGGGCCCGGTGTAGCGCGAACGGTCAAGGTCGTCATGACCGAGGTCCCAGAGCTGGCCCGGCAAGATCGGCAGCGTGCAGCGCGGGCAGATCACGCCGCCGGCGGCTACCCAGGGCGCCCACTTCCGCCGGAGCCGCTGATGATCCGGGCCGTACCCGCGGCCCGCGGATGACGGGCGCTGAGCGTCGGCTGCACGTTGGGCTTCGCGGCGGTGCTTCAAGCACTTCCCGCCGTCCGTCAAGGAAGGACAGCCGGGCGTCGAGCACGTCCGCAGCGTTCTAGGCCGCGGCACGTGCTTCGACCGCTTCGGCGCGCAGCCAGTACGTCGTCTCGGACGGCCAGAGTGCAGCCACCATGACCTCGTGTACCTCGCGTGGCGTGTGGCAGTCGCGGGCTGCTTGCCGTGCTGCGCTCATGCGCTGCGGGAGCGGGATGTCGACGAGCCGGATCGGCGTTAGGGGCATCGGTCACGCAGCCTTGGTCAGGAGTGGGCGGACGTCTGGGTGGGAGAGCAGCTTCAACGCGCGCTCGGGTTTGATCCGGGCCGCGCGAGCTGCGGCATCGAAGTCGGAGCCAG